TTTAATGTCACGACCAGTAGCTACATCAGTAAAATCACCTACTTCCTCATCAGCAGCCATTTGTAGGAATGCTTCGTAAATTTCTTTACCAAACTGCCACAATTTAACTCCTTCGCTTTCTTCACCACGTACAACTACAGGAGCAAAGATACGCATTTTAGCATCTAGCTTCTTAGCCAAACGCCAGTTATCTTTGTCACTAGTTTGACGTAATTGTTTTGCGAACTCAGCAATTGGATCTTTTTCACCAAAATTTAGAGGTGAAATCATCGTTTTGTTTCCAATACCGTAGTAGAAAAATACTTCGGTAAATGGGTTTGCTTTGTTAAATTTGTTAGGTACGACACGTACCGTTTGTTTACCTACTGAAGGTTTCCAGAACAAACTTTTTCCATTGTTGTTTCCCTGATTGTTGCTTTTGGCCTGAAGGGAATCCAGGCGCTTTTTAATTTGGTTTAAATCCATAACTAATCAAATTTATAATAACATTTAAATATAATAAAACTTTTTAAAAATACCAACCTAAAGATCAATAATATTGTGAACTTTTGTATTCAATTGTCTTAGTTCATTGTTCTGGGTTAAGAGAATACAGTTTCTGTAGTGTTGCCAGTCGACTCTAAATTTAGTATCAACTACACCATTATTAAGAGATTTAATCAATGTATTAAGAGCATTGATTGTATATAAAGTATTAGTATCTTTTTTTCTATGTACGAGGATAGTATTCTCAGGAATACCGTTTACATTTCCTTGATCAACATTATAAGTAACAACATATTCGCCTGTGCTTTTAATAAAAAGAACAAACATTTTGTTATACATTATATTATATGATCCAGAAATTTCGTTTACTCGCTCGTCTATTAGTTCTTCACTAACAAATGTACAAAATAACTTATTATTCACGTCTATTGTATTTAGGGATCTTTCAAAATCGTATCCCATATACATATGACTAGGCGGTTCCAAAATCATAATTTCTTCCATAACTGCTTTTTACATTAACTTTATATTTCTTAAAAACTTGTTCAATTTCTTTTATTAAATCTTCACTTTCATCTAAATCGAATAAGAACGAATCATAAGTATATAATACTATCTTACTTTTCTTACCTCTTAACAATTTATGTAACTCAATCAATATACGAATGTTTGTTGCGGTCTCCAAATTTTGTAGAACATAATTAAATAACTTTTGTGGGTTCATATTATCTAATTCATCCTCATTAAACTGATACCCAGAAATTGGAGATTCTATCCACCCATTTTCAGTAAAGTTATCCCATAACTCATCAATATATAATTTAATTTTTTTAAAGTATTCAAGGTGTTCATATTCCTTAAAAACTCCTCCGTATAGTTGTTTAAACGTTAATTCCTTAGCCTTTTTGTAATCAACACCATACATGCTTGCAAAAGTCTTATGTATATCATCATCACCAAAATCAAAGTCGATAAGATGCCCGCTAAGAGTAGGATGATAGGCGCTAATATCATATTCCACAAAGACATCATTACGAGGAATAAAGCTTTTCCTACAACCGTTTTCCTTGTTGAGAGCCGCGTAGTTGATACCATCATACTTGTTGGAAGGCCTTGTAGTAAGGGTTTTAAGATTGTAAGAAGTAAATACAAACTCGTCCTGCGGATCCCTGTCAAAATGTTTTTTGAATTCATCTTTATCTATTTTAATTCCATTACGCTCTATCCCAAAAAATGCTAATGTAGCCCATTTGTTGTAGAACTCAAAATGCGGTAATAATACCTCATTAAACTTATGTTTTATGGCGTTATATGTTGTCTCGCTACGCTCGTAATGCTTAACTATGGGCACTATGCGGTTCAAATCTTGTTTATTATTATAACGCTGTTCTAGAATTGAATGTGCTGCTGTTGGTTCTTGTATATACGTAGGAGAGATTAGGTTAACGTCGAGCAAGCTTTTTAATGGAAAATAGAATAACGTATCTTTTTTATCTAACGTCCATAACTTTTTTGTTTGTTCTAATAACTCGTTTACCCGCGTTTTACTTACACTTAATCCTTCACTATGGTTAACGCATATCATATAACCTTTAGTATCGTTAGTAGGTCTATAATACACTAAAGATACGTCATTAATAGCAGGGTGTTGATTGTGAGATATAGGGATTACCTCCATATAAGCTTCTCCAAAACCTCTATTTAATAAATAATCAATTTGTTCTTCCGTTTCTACTAACCAATACATTTAGCACTATTCTTGATAGTACTTAATATAATCATTTTTTAGGTAATCTCCAAGTTTTGGGAGTTTTTCTCTTTTAGATTTTAATTCAGTTATATTTTTATTGGTTTGAGCTACTTGTTGTTTATTTCCCGTAATTTGCCAATTTAAAAAGAAAGGTTTATACATTTGCCAATATATTTGAGGATCTTGTGCAATTAATTTATCATATTGGATTTTATTAATCTCAATATAAATAACTTGATTTCTTTTTTTACAAAAGTATCTTCTAAATTCTCCTACAGAATAATCTTTTTCAGTTGGGGATGATGGAGAGTAATAAGGAAGATAGGTAGGTTCAGGATACCCCCTAAAAGAAGCATACTCATCATAAATGTAAATAGGCCCATTTAAAAGATCAGGATCCATATCAGGGTCAGTATCCCCAGGATTAAATGCTCCTTTAACTTCAAAACGTCTTAAAGAATCGTTTGAAAGAGGAAATTCAACATTTTGACGTTGAGGAAATAATTTTAAGTTAGGTTGGTCTTGAGGAGTTCTTCCTGTAAATAGTTCTCCTTTAGATGTTCTAAAATAAAATCCAGTATAATTTTCTCCTGATGGTGTTTCGTATTCGGTTCCATCGGTATAGAGATTAGGTGTTATTTGAGATAAAGGATAATAAGCCATTATAATACTAGTTCTTTAAAGAATTTAACAATTTTAGGAGTAGGTAAAATATCTGCTTTTCCTAAAACATTTGAATTGTGGGTATATAATCCAGGTTTATCAGTAGCATAACTTGTTTTTCCATCAGGTGGGAATAATTGATCGAATGTCTTTTTACCTTCCCATTTATAAGAAGGAATACCTGAGTTGTTTTTCTTGAGTGTTTTTACTAAATCTTTTACAGATTTTAATTGGGCATCAGAAATTTCTTGGCAATAAGTATGTCCTTTATAAGGTGCAGGGTTGCCTAAGTAATTAACTAATTTAACATTACCTGTATATTGATTCTTTGTTTTAAATTTTCCAATAATACCTTCTTCTGTCGATGATTCCTTCCTAGCATATCCTATATTTTGGAAATTAATACCAATACTTTTAGAATTAGCACTAAGTTTAGGGTTTTCAGTACCTGCGTGGAATGCTCTAGTTGTGTCTGTTACTAATTGTTCTACGTTCCCTGCTCCATCAATAACGTAATGGTATGAGAGTCCCCTTTTATTAAGAACATCTATAACATTTTGACCATTATCATTAGCTTGCCAAGTTACAGAATAATGGAATAAAAGTTGAGTTTTTGGATATTCACGAGAACCATCATGTCCCCTAGGGTTAAGAGGTTTTCCACTAGTAATAGTTTTATCGGTCCAATCTGCAGGATTACTGCCTCCACCTCCGCCTCCACCATTACGTTTTCCAGTAGGAACACCTACATTATTACCTCCTTTACCTCCACCTGATGAGGTTTTAGGAATAGCAAGAGTAGTTAGGCTTGTAATCCAATCATTATTTTTAATCTTATGGTCTATACCTTTTACTACAAATTCTAAAGATTCATTATAATTATAAGGTAAAAATGCTGTTTCAACTGATATTTTGTTATATATTTTTATACCAGATAAACCATCTATATCTAAACCTAAATCAAAAGGAATAAACCCCATAGTAGGAGAACCTGAAAATTGTTTAGCATTGTCTTTTGTTTGTTTTAATTGTCTATACTCAATTAAAGTTTTTTGAGTATTAGCATAAGCTTGTGATGATTCTTTACTAATTTTACCAATTATAGTTTTCTTTTTTCCATTAGCCTCTCTTGATACTATTATATCGTAAATATACGTCGACCATGCTTTTGTAGCTTCTTCATATTTGCTTTCTACTTTTGCTAGTTTTTTCTTATTCGTAGCATCTTCAGTTTCTTCTTGAGGTTTACCAGAATTATTAACAAGGTTAGGTTTAATAGCATCAAAAGTCCCTGCGTTAATTGTTCTTAATCCGGTTGCATCATATCCAGGAGATGATCCATCTCGAGTAGCTCCTATTGAAATCATAGTAGACATTTCAGGAGTAACAGTAGTATTAAATTTTAAATCTCTTACAAAATTAGAAGTTCCATTAGGTAAATATCCAAAAGTATTAAAAAATGCTGTAGGTTCTTTTGACTTTCTATCAGGTTGGGCTGTTTCATCAATAAAATAAACTACATTAGTATCAGGATCTATATCAGCTGTTATTTTATTGTAATTTCCTGAAACTTTTTGGAATCCTTCAAGTAAAGCATTAAGAAAATCAATTAAAACTACATCTCCATTTTCATTTTCTTTATCTTTCATAGTCGTTAAGATCCATTTCATACTAAAATATAGATACATTAATTTTCCATAAGTATTATCGCCTATAGTTGTTTCAAAATCAGCCCCACCACTAATAAGGGGTGTATATCCATTTTCATCACCAATCCTCCAAGGAGAATCCCATGAACAGATAGTAGGATCTGATGTTATAATATAATTTGGGAAAAGAATTAAGTTATTGTCAACACTTGTATTAAAAGTAATAAATTTAGTATTACCTTTTTCAATAGTAGGAATTATATTTTTTTCAATAAATTGCAATAAATAATCAAATCTAATATAATGAACCCATTGTGTATCATCATCAGTATCCCCATTAAATTTCATAGCTACTGCTATTCGTTTTTTATCAGTTGTTGACGGAATAACTCCAGTACTGGTATATTTACTGAGATCTTCAGCCATTAATTCAGATAATCGGGCAAATTCTTTAGCTAAAGAACTAGAAGTGGATGCAGCAAAAAAGGGATTATTTAAAACCCCTCCTATTAAAGTATTAGGAGCTATTTTTCCTGTTTCTACATATTCTTCATATTTTGGTAAAAACTCTTTTTTAATTTCTGCTTGTTCTTCAGGAGTTTTTTCTGCAAAGGGATCAAAAATGCTAAAGGGATCAACAGTAGCATCATACCACCTAGCAAATGAAAGTACTAAACCTCTAGCATCATCAGGCATAAGGGTATTAACTTTAAGAGATTCAATAACATCTCCTTGGGAAAGTAAGTCAATATCTATTACATATTGTCCTGATGGGTTAAAAGTCCAATTAAAATTGGTAACTTTTCCTATCATTGCATCATAATTACCTCCGGATTTTGCTCTGTTAGAAAGAATTTTTGAATTTAAACTATCATATCCACTTTTTCTTAAAAGAAAATCATCTGCTATACTATAAGGATTGTCTTTTATATATTCATTATCTTTAAAATAATTAGTCCATCCCCATTCTAAAAGCATAAAATATCCTAACTTAATATATAAAGTCTCAATTATTTCAAATTGGATTCTACTATTAGCTATAATTTTTACTTTAGCTGATTTTAGGGATCCCCTATTTTTAGCAGTAATAATAGCATCTTTAATTCCCATCATAGGGGATAAACCCATTTCTAAACCTCCAACTCCATAAGCATTAGTATTATCTATAGATTTATTTCTAGCTATTCCTGATCTTTGATAGGTTTCTTCTTTTCCTTTTGTAGGGGATTCATTAGTAATTCCATTAAATAAAACATATTTTTCAGCTAATTGATTACCTGTTAATCCTAAGTTTTTGATAGTGTCATTAGGTATTGAAGATTCAACTGAAACTGAGGATACCAATTTACACCAAGCTGTTTTAGTGTTTAAATAGTTTAATTCTTCTGCTGTCCTATTTATTTTACCATGGATCTCTTGTCTTTTGTTAACTTGTTTAATAACAAAAGAAGGTGTTGATTCTCCTACTATATTAGCCATAACTTATTCGTTTATTAATTTAAAATTTTTTATTACACTAGCATAATTATTTGGAATTCTTATTTGGGTACCTATAGGAATATTTAACGATGATTGATTAGTTACATCAGTATTGGCTATGGAAATAATCCACCATAATGAACTATCTCCATAATATAAATTAGCTAAAGTATCAAATCTATCTCCTTGAGTTGTATAAACATACAAATCATTTTCGGATAAAGGAACCTCAGGATAACGAGAAGTTTTATATGCTTGTTTACCTTTAATAGTGTCTTGAGGAATATTTCTGTATCTATTAGACATTTATATAATTATTTTTATTTTAAACTTTACTTAAGCAGTGTTCGCTGCTGCTGATGCTGCTGCTGCGGAAGCTCCTCCTCCTGTAGTAGGGGATGGTGCTTCTACATTAGGAATAAAACCAGTAATTCTAGCATTTTCACCTTCTCCTTCAATTATTCCAGTTTGTTTATAATTATAATTACTGAATTTGTCGTCTTCACCATTAGATAAAGCTATATATTTTTGATTTCCATAATAATTTTGGTCTAAAGTACCAATATCAGCAAGTTCACTTCTAGTAGCATAAATATTCTTTTGTTTTTCTGGTCTAAAGTTGTGAATTGGGATAAAGTTAAAGCCAGTTACTTTAATAATCATAGGTAATTCTTTAACTGTTCTGTCACTTCCTCCTTCATCATTTATACCTATTTCATAAGGTGAGTTTTCATCAACAGATATACCTAATCCAGTAATAATTCCTGGTTGTTCGTAAAGATAACCTCCTACTGTTAATTGAGCCATATTTCCTTTCATATATCCATTACCACTATAATCAGGGGTTAAAGAAGAAGCTAAATAATTTAATTTTTTATACATAGGGATTAGTTCTTCTTTTGATTGAGCAGCTACTGTCCACCCCATACTAAAAGTTCTTTCAAAACCTCCATATGTATAAAATTTTTCTCCTCTACCTAAATATTGTTGCGAGTTCCAA